TGTACTGCCTTTGGTTTCTCTCCAATGTTATCTCTAACCAAAGTATTGTTCACAATATAATCACAAGCAATATTATGAAGTTGTGGATCTCTATCTTCACGTCTTGTCATGTGATCAAACACACAATGAAGTATTTCATGTGCTATAACAAATTCTATTTCTTTAGAAGTCATCTTACTAAAGAACTCTGTATTGAAATATAAATTTCTGCCATCTGTTGCGGCAGTAGGACACCATTCATCGCACTCTTTGATTTGTAATCTTGTAGCCATATTACCAAAGAAAGGATGTCTTAATAACAATCCAACTCTAGCAACCACAATCTTGTCAATTACTTCTGCTCTTAATTGCTTTAACTCTTCTGGACTTAATTCTTTTTTTTCTATCTCTAAAGTGTCTGTGTTCATAATACTATTATACTTTCTTTTGGTAAATTAGTCAACTCTTTTTTGGTATAGGGCACCGGTAAAAAGTGCCCTATATTCAACACTATTATTTGATGCTTTGAGCGGCAGTAATATATTTGCCGTATTTTTCATGGAATTCATCAAAACATTTGACTGCATCAGGATCAATCGGTAATTGATACTGAGTTAATGCCATCTTGATACCCATAACAACAAGTTCTGTATCGAAGTTGTCCATCATAAATCTAAGAAACTTATTAACTTTTTCGTTAAACTTCTTATCTTTCTTGTCATTTGCTTCTTTGAGTTCATAACATAATGAAACCGTAAGCGAGTACATTGCTGATATTTCTTTCGATTTCAGTTCTGTTATTTTACCTTCAAGTATTTCTGAAGGATTAGGTAACTGTGAAGCCACCTTTCTATGAGCCATGAACTTAACCGCAAGTCCTTCGCCCACTGCACCACTGACCAAATCGGTCACAGTGTTTTCATCTAAATCATCTGAAAGCAATTCGCTCACAAATGACCAAGATCTCGGAGTAGCAAACGACCTACTTGGTGATTTAGGATCAAAGTCGTATAGGTCTTTTTTGCTAAAAGTTAGATATCCAACAACGTCTTTGTTCACATTGTTAGCCACTGACCATTCAAACCAGTCTTCAAACTCTGGTTTCATTTCTAAGTGGATAAATCTGTTTGCCAACGGAGCAGGCATTCTATATACAACACCTTTGTCTGCCTCTCTGTTACCAGCCGCAACAATAAGAACATTGTCTGGAAGTTCATATTGTCCTACTCTTCTGTTTAATATAAGTTGATATGCCGCCGCCTGTACTGAAGGTGCCGCAGAATTCATCTCATCTAAAAACAATATCATATTCTTATGTTTTTTAGCCAATGCCTGTGTAGGCAGTTCTGAAGGACTTGCCCAAGTCATATTGTTTTCTTTAGAATTGTAATAAGGAATACCTTTAATATCTGTAGGCTCCCATAAACTTAATCTAATATCAATTACTTTGGCATTGATATCTTTACCAATTTGGTGAATAATATCTGATTTACCAATACCTGGGCCACCCCATAAAAATATTGGTCTTTTAATTTTTAATGCGTGTAATATACTTGCCTTTGCTTTATTAGGCGAAAGTTGTCTGCTTGTAAGACCAGCATCTTGTGTTTTACTTTGTTTTACCATTTGTACTCCTCGTTAAATTGTTGTTATGTATTAATAATATATTCTTGTACCAAAAAAGTCAACCAGAAAGATTGGGCAAAAAAGTCAATGATTATGCGGGTCATTTGCCCTGTGGATAATTATTCTGTGGATTCTAGTCTAGAAAGTGCTTTATTAAGTCCATATTTTCGTATATCACCAGAAAATAGCATTAATTCCATTGCTTTCTTTTCATTGGTCACAATTACACCATCATCTGCTAGGTAGTATGGACAGTCAATATATTTGTCTAGAAATATTATAGTTTGAGTGGTAAGGTTGAAATCAACCGGGAAAGCCACATCATAAGTTTGAAGTTGTAATTTTTCTTTAATGAATGTTAATCCATCATCAGTTAGACGTAAACCACCTGTGCCTTTGTCCCTAGTATTTTTCCACCACATAGGCATATATTCTTTTAGGGTGCTTTGACTGATACCTATATCAGCCTGCTTTAGGAATATTTTAGTGTAGGTTTCTTTCCAGTTCATTGTTCACTGACAGTTTCACCCTGGGTCAATTTGACCACTGTGAAGTCTTCAGTGTTGAACATGGTGTTCATCTTTTTGGCTAGATTGAATGCGTGTCCAGGATTTGAAAACGATACTTTCTTGTATTTAGGACCCGGGTAGTTATTCAGCACATTTGCCGATTTTAAATTGAATGGTTTGTTTTTGTAAAACACTGCCCAGATGCCTTCAGCCGCCAGGACTTGTTCGCTCTTATAAGATTTGCGATCTGTGTGTTCTAGTAAAATAGTCGGTTTAGGTCTACTCATATAATATGAGTATTTATCTATATTTGAAAGTATTATAAGTTACCGCCGTCTACTTTAACTTCTATTGCTTCTGCTTCTGTGCTTGTTTTTTGCGTCATTAGACCCTCATAATCACCCGCTAGACGGGCCAATACTGTGGCTAGGCTATATGTGACTTGCTTGGCTGTATTGATGTCTAAACGCACTTCTTTTTGGTTACTGAGATCAGCACCTTTAACTTGCTGAATGAATTGTTGTAGACTTGCTGTATTAATAGGTTCTTTTGTTGGCATTGCTTAACTCCGTTTTCATTTCTAATGATGTTCTAAATGGGCCTTTAAAAGGATAACTGTCTAAAGTTAATAGTTTAGGACAATAACTTCTTACCCAACCTTTTTCAAATTGGATAATGTAATATCCAGCACAATATAAACTTTTTGATTTTTTGCTTTTGTTAAACAAAGGTAATTTACGTTTTACATCAAACACCATATTGAATGGTTTAAACTTTGAAGGATAATCGTAAACTGAATTATCTTCATTTTCTTTTTCTTCTTTTGGAGCACTTATTGATGAACCCCACATCCAATCACCATTAAAGTTCTTCTGTAATTGTTGTTGGGTATCAAATATTCTAGTGCCATCTGAACAACTGAACATATATCTTCTGTCTTCTTGTCTACATATTGTTCCTACTTTTTCACCATTAGATTCTAATATCCAGAATCTATTTTCTAGTATTGGCTTGGCATAAAATTTAATTGTCATGCTATTGCCTCCTCTTTTATTTTATATTTTGCATTTAATGGATCAGCATATGTTTGAGGATATTCTGCTATCTTCTGCATATCCCATTTAGCACAAAATTTTATTAGTTTTAATCCTACTTGTTCAATTGCCTTGCTTTTGACACTATTAATTGTTTCTTTTATACATTCTTTAATATCCTCAGGTTGTGCTGTCAAATCACATAGAGTAACATTTCTTTGATAATCATCCATCACTCTATGTTCATCACCATTATGATCAACCCAACGTTGAAGCATCATATTATTCCAGTTGTATCCTTTTGAATTTCTATCTTCAAATGCTTCTTGTAAACCAACTTTCTTTTTAGTGCCTTTTGTACGCACACCTGGATATGCGGAAAATACATTATCAGCAGTATCGCCTCTCATACATTTTTCAAATAGTAACCATTGTGGATTTGGAGCAGGTCTCTCTTCTTTAGTTTTCTTGTCTATTACTCTGTTACCTTTGTTGTCAAAGTATCCTTCGTGTGTAATTGTAGTTTCTGTAATACCGTTATACTGACATACATTAGGAGCAACCAATTGAGCAAAGTCTCCATCTGTGCTTATTATAAAATGATTATCATTAGGATGTGCTTGTATCCAACCCGCAATTAAATCATCTGCTTCTAGTCTAGGATGTTGTAAAGTTGTACAATTTGTTTTTGTTTCAATGAACTCTTTAAAGTTGTCAAATGTTTCCCAAAACACTTCGTCCTCTTCAACCTCTTTTTCTGTTCTAGCATCTCTGGCATTTTTTCTGTTTCTTTTGTAAGGTTCATAAAAGTCTTTACGCCAACTTCTACCTTCCAAACAAAATACAACGTGATCTCCTTTGAAATCCTGCCATACTTTACGGATACTGTTTAATGTAATATGTAGAGCCATGCCTATCTTAGAATCCAAATCACTCTGTATTGCGTGTTTGGCTCTAAAAAATGTATTGGCTGTGTCTACAATTATGTAATTCATTATTCAATATCTGTTCTAACAATGTGCTTTCTTAATGCTCTTACAAGTTCTTCAATTTTATCTATGACACTAATCATATCTCTATCTGTGATATACTTTGATCTTTCTTTTAATTTGTCATATTCTTTGATTGATATCTGCACCATAGGACCATAATTGTCTTTGTGTCCCACACTCTCGTTCTCCATTGTGGCGTCTAGTGCTCTTTGCTTTTCGTCTGAGTCTGTCATATTATCTCCTAACTAATTTCTGACTTATCGTCACTTAAATTTTTTGTGTTGATGTATCCAGCACCTCTTGTTGGATCTAAACCTTCTTCTTGAAGAATGTTTCTTGCTATTGTTCTAAACCAAGCATCAACAATTTGTTCATTTGATTCGCCTTTGTAGCCTGCATCTAATAGTTTTTCAATAAATTCATTATTCCAATCCAATTCAAAAAACCCATTTCTTATATTTTCTTCATTTATTTTTGTGTCTAACACAGCAACCCAAGGTTCACCTTTTGCTGTTGCTTGTTCTTTTTCTTTCATCAGTGCGTCCAGTTTAGGATTTTTACTGATTTCTTCAGAAGTTGTTTCTTTCTTTTTCACAAACTTGTCTTTAACTTCCTTTATTTTTTTCATTATATCCATTGTCTGTTCTCCATTTTATTTTGTTTATTTCCTCAAGTCCCCCAGGCATTTCCGAATATGTCGACGTGTAGTCTTGGAGTGTATCTCCATCCTCTTGCCATTGCCAATTCTGCGACGTTTTTTGTGTTGAGTTTGTACTCTTCGGATCTTCCTCCCAATGGCATGATATAAACGGGAACGTCGATTCCCACTTGATTGTACTCGGCAACTGCCTTTGTAACTTCATCAACATCGGTTGAATCAGCAACCACAAATTTGAAATACATTTCAGAGTGAGGAATCCTATAATAAGAAAGAGCAACTTCAGGTTTGATAGCAGTGTGCCAAGGCTCACCTGATACGGAAAGTTTTGGAGAGCAACTCCAAGTGACTTCGAATCTGTCTTGTTTTCTGAGATAGTCCTCAAAATCCTTGTGTAAAGTCTGCGTTGTATTTGTTTCGAAAGTAACATTTTTCAAATCCTTCATTCTAGGATGTTCAAATAATTCTACATAAAACCTCTGCCATCCCAACAAAGGTTCACCTCCAGTAAGTATAAAATGTACATCTTGTCCATTTGACATTGTCCACTTGCCTTCAGGAGTTAATGATAACACATGATCCACCACTTCGTCAATCGTTTTATCCATCATATATTTTTTGAATTCTGGATAGATACTGGCATAAGTGTCACAACCTGTGTGTATGATTGGCAAGTCTTCAAAAGTGTCTACCTTATCCAAAACACCATCATCTATCAGTGCTTTAACTTCCGGATTGTATTTGATTCCTTGTTTTAACTTCTCTGCTCTATTAGGATGTCTTTCCAATCCAAAATTCATACATCTAAAATTACAACCAAATGTTCGCAAGAACACGGAAGGCACACCTACAAAACGTCCTTCACCTTGTACAGAATAAAATGCTTCACTGTACCTTAATCTTTGATTGTGTAATTTAGTTACCATGACCTTTCATACTTAGACAGATATCATAAAACTCTTTTTTCAATGGAGCGTGTTTATCAAACGCACCTAGTAATATAGCAGTTGTCATATCTGATTCATGTTCTCTTACTCCTCTTTGTGTCATACAGTGATGTTCTGCTTTAATCAATACAGCCACATTTGGAGTTTTTGCGTATTTTTGTAATGCTTCAGCAATTTGTGTTGTCATCTCTTCTTGTATCTGAGGTCTTTCAGCAATGTGATGAACTATTCTATTAAATTTAGATAATCCAATAACTTCTTTTTCTGGAAGAATACCAACCCAACATTTTCCTACAATATTCTGAAAATGGTGAGCACAGGTTGATTTAACACTTATTGGACCACTTGTATATAAACTTCTATATCCCATATTAGGAAAAGA